AGGGCGATAGCCTCTGGCGATGGACGAATCCCTATCGCCTTGAAATTTTCAGACATCCGCAGGCAGACATCCTTCGGGGTCTTGTAACCCGTCCTGCTGACGCTTATTTTTCTTGCGATAACCGGGTCTCTTGCTGGCGGGAAATTCCCGCCCGGCGTCATGTTGTATCCGTCTTTGTGGGATTGTAATTTTTCCACCCACTCGGCCTCTTTTTCCGCTAACTCGCTTTCCTTGCATTCCTCCAGCACGGAAAATTCAAACCGATCAATCCCATATTTTCTTATTGCCCGATAGAGGACGTTGGAATCGCCGCGCCTCGCCTGCTTCGCGTGATCCTTGAATCTCGAATGTATGTTCACGCTCAAGCCAACGTAGGCGTGCCCGGTGTCTAGAGACTTGACGCAATAGATTCCGCAGATTGCCTTGCTCATGTAGCGGATTCTTGCGGATTAGCGTCTTGCTTCACGGCAATCTGCTTCATGGAAGTGATTAGTTTCAATGGAACCATTTGTATCTGCATGACAAGATCGTCACCGCCCGGCATTGCTACGTCGCCCTCCAGCGCGCGGCACTCGTTCGGCGTCTTGATACCACCCTGCACCGCTTCCTTGTAAGTCTTGAACCGCTCCGCGTCGTCGCCGCGCAAGAGCGCACTGAAGTCGAACTCGGCCTCGATGGTGCGCCGCTCGGCGACGTCCACCAGGTGATTCTTGATGCTCGCTTCAAAGCGTTCCAGATACGGGCGCAGCGTCAACTTGTAGAATCCCTGCACGATCTGCGAGATGCCGCTGCCGAGCGTCGTCGTCGCCCCGGCATCGTTCACCAGCACAGAAGGGACGCCGAAAAAGCGGCAGATGTCCTCGATCTGGAAATGCCGCGACTCCAGCAGTTGCATATCCTTCGGGTTGATCGAGATCGGCTGGTACGTCATCCCCGCCTCCAGCACGCGCAGAGAATAGTCATCGCTGTTCGGTATATCGGAGAACTGCTCGCGTATCTGCTGGCGCTGCTCCGGCTTCAGCAGCTTGTCGATCATCAGTACGGCGTGCTGCTTGAATCCCCGGTTCGCCAACTTGGCAACCGCGCGCTCGTTTGCGATACCGAGCCCGATTGCATTGCGCGCATGGCCGAGCGGGGAGAGGCCGATAATGCCGTTGCCCATCAACTTGACGTGCCAGATATTCGCCTCGGCGAAAACCTTCAGCTTTCCACCGTCGCTGTACGCATAGGACACGTCGCCGTTATCCAATAGCGTCACCTCCTGCATCTGACTCGCCATCAGCGGCATAAGGCTAACGACCCGTTTCCCCGCGCGCCCGATCAGGCAGTAGCAATTCCCGTACAGCGCGAGTTGCATGGTCAGCGTCTCGAAAAACTCCACCCGCGTCTGATACCGATTAGGTTTCCCGGCAAACAGCAGCGCCAGCGGGTGATCGTCTTTCGCGGCCCAATTCCCCTCGGCGTCCACCTCGAAGAACGCCACCGGCAGCGCCGCCACGGTCTCCGCGATCAGCCGCACGCAGGCCCACACCGCAGACAACTGCATCGCGGTTTCGGCCGTGACGGCCACCGATACCATGCCGCCCGACTGCGGATCGCCCGATTGCGCGCCGCGCTGGCGCGTGTAGCCGCCGGAGAACCAGCGGATGATGTTGGACCAGACCGACACGTCAGGCGCTCAGGCGCAGCGGCGCGTTCAAGAACCCGTCGAGGCTCTGCGCCTCGGGATTCAGCGACAGCAGCGACACGGCGTTCAGCATGGCGAGCAGCGGGTCGATTTTCGCCGTGCCAGCGGCTTGCTTCGTAATGATCACGGCGTTCCCGCGCGGCTCGACCTTTGCGTTACCGACGCACCACGCCATCATCGGCTGCCCGCCGTGCGTCAAGCCGCCTTCCGCCAGGCGTCGTTCTGCGGTCTTGATCGCTCCCGTCATTTTCCATCCTTGAGTTATGCCGACGATCTTTTCCTGCGGAACACCGGCCTTCACCATCGCATCCAGAATCGCGCCGATGCCCTGCTGATCGACGCCGACCTTATCGAGCAGCCCCGAGGATTCGCAGTGCGCCACCAGCGCGGCCACTTCCTCCACGTCCTCGCCGATCTGCGCGACCAGCGTTAAATCCCCATCACGGGCAAAGTCCTTGAACCGCGCCGCCTCGGATTTGCGCCGCTCGAGCACTGACGGATGCGCCCAAGCGTGCGTCCACACCCACCAACCGCCATCGGCATCGCGACCCACCGCGGCGAGCCCGAGCAGATCGTCAAGGCCGCCGCCGTCTATCCCCACATCCACCACTTCGCAGCGCGCCAACAGCGCGTCCAGCGTGAACGCCGCGCGCCCCTGCTGCTCCCAAAAGTCCGCGCCGGCCCAACGGTCGCTGTGCAGCGCCAAACCGATCTCGATGTTCAGGTGCTTGGAGAAAAAACCGCACAGCGAAGCCGCCCCATCGTTCTCCGCCTTGCGCGCCTCGCGCTCCAGGAACTCCGGGTCCACCGAGGCGCCCAAGTTAGGATTCGTGATGTAGAAGCTCTTCGGCTCGCGGTAACTCTTATCGTCCAGCATCCGCTTCGGGTGCTCGTAGAGCACGGGCAGGAAGCGCGGATCGTCAATCAATCCGTCCCGCACCCCGCGCGCATACATCAGTTTTTGCCGGAACACGCCAGCGGGCGCAACATCGGATTGCGTGGACAGGAAAATCGTGAACCCCTCGGGCCGCGAAGCCAGACCGCCGCACGCCTCCCGCAGCATGTTCTCCGCGTTCGGTTGCTTGCCGAATAGCCATAACTCATCGACCAGCACGCCGGTTGCCTTTTTGCCGCCGACCGATTCGTTATCGGCCGCCACAACCTTCAGCACCGAACCGTTGCCGCGATGCGTGATCGTGCGAAAGTGGTCCTGAACGTGGAACAGGTCGGCCAGCTCCGCATCCTTGCGCACCATGTCGCGCGCCGGGAAGTAGGAGTTGTTCGCTATTTCAATCGTCGGCGCAAGGATCAAGAACTCGGCGGACTCGCGCCAGTTGCGAATCAGCGCGGTCAACATCACACCAGCGGCGAGTGTGGACTTCGCGTTCTTTTTCGATACCGAAAGCAGGGACTCCGTGATTAACCGCCGCCCCGCCTCCGGGTCATACGCGCCGAAGATCGCAGATACGAAATCCAGAATCCACGGCCGGCACACCGCGCCCATCGTCGGCGCGCCCTGCATGTCCGCAATACGCAACTCGCGAAACACGGCGAGCGCGGACTTGGCCTCGACCGGGAACAGCGGCGCAAACGGGATCAGCGACTCGCCCGCTACGATCCTCCGCTCCCAGTCCGGGCAAGCCGTTGACCATTTCATCCGGAATTACTGACCACCAAACGGGGCGGCGCGGCCGGCGCAAACTTTCCCGCCGCAACCGCATCCGCGGCGCGCTGCACTTCCTCTTTCTTGCCCCCATCCTCGCGCTTCGTATGCCGATACTGCGCCGCACAAACCGCAGCGCGCACGCGCAAAGCGTCGGCCACGTTGTTATCGTTCATCACCTTGAGCAGGAACGCCATCGGCTCCATCTCCCCCTCTGTCACAATGGCGCACGGGTCCGACTTCGGCTTTGGGCCGGAACCCTCGCGTGCACCACCACTTCTGCCGGGCTTTCCTGACATTTGATCACCTCTGAAACGGGTTATTGGCGGAGGATGGGAGGCACACGTGGGTTCCATCTTATGAATCAGAACCTTACCTAGTCCCCCCACTATCTGCATGATTACGTTGTGTTAATCTCTCGTCGTTGCGAGAGCGGCGCGTGAACCGGAGTTCATCGCGAGCCTTCTCCATGTTGCAACTACGATGAGCACAGCGCAGGTTGTCCATGCTCGTCGGCCCACCCACGCTCGCCGGGACAACGTGCTCTGCGTTCGGATACCTATCGTCGTTCAGGCCCGCTGATGGATCGGTAGCTTCACCGCAGATGTAGGACAGGTATTGATCTCGGTTGAATACCTTGAGTCGCAGGCTGTTCCATTCCCTGCGAGATACCTTGTATTTCGTCCTAATCCACTCAGCCTCATTGGGCTTAGACTGGCGCACGTAGCATTTCCGTGAACAGAACTTCCGGCGGCCGTGCCCTTTGAATAAGGTCCCACAGTAGCCGCATGTGCGCGGAGGGCGCGCCGCGACAGTGGCCGCAAACCGAAGTCTTGAGGCTTCATACAATTGCTTTTTGTGTATTGGCCTACATTCAACACAACACACTGACTTGCTATTCGATGCCCACTTCTTTTCGCAGTGCCTGCACGTATTGAAATGCACGACACAGTAGCGTCCTCGTCTTCGCTCTCTACTCCAGTCCTTCTTACACGACATGGAGCAGAAGCGATTCTTGTATCCCTTTTTCCTACTACTTCCGCTCAACTTACGGTATGAAGATTTTCCGCACTGCTCGCACGTAAATAAGTTTTGAGATTGCTTCCTGTTATTGTCATAACATGGACGGCATCTCTGAGAGCCCCTTAAGATCGCCCGCCCACAATCGAGGCACTTGTATATCAATCGCACACGCAGCGGTTTCATTCCTTGCTGCCTACGAATACGAATAGACGTGCATTCCTGGCCGCACGACTTAGCGGTTCGTCCTGACGATACGAACACCTTGAGCGGGTTGCCGCAGACGCATTGATGCGTTGGGCTATACTGAATTCCAGCCATTGCTTGACTCCTCTGAAGTCTTGCGTGGTTAGAGCCTCGCCAGTGTTAACGCACTGCGCGGGGCTCGCTTACTTCGCTTTCAATTCGCCTGCTGTTTTTTCAAGGTGATGAGCGCGGCACAAATTCTGCCGATTTTCAAACGGATCTGGCGACTCAACTCCGCCGAGATGCAACGGAATTTTATGATCTAATTCTTGCCCTGCCGATACCTTGCCTTCAGCGGAACACATAACGCACAGCGGGCGCTCGCGCAAGTGCGCATCGCGTATGCGTTGCAGCGTGCGGCCGCGAATGCGATACGTTGCGGCCTTGGACGGTGGCGGCAGGGTTGCCGTGCGCTGCGTGTTGAGCACGGTTAAACGCGGCCGGAGGATGGCGAGCTTGGTCATGGGTTGGTAGCGGCGGGCGGAATTGAACCGCCTTCCTCCGGGATATGAGCCCGGCGATCTGCCGTTGATCTACAGCCGCAATTGAATGCAAAAAGCCCGCTGTTGTGCGGGCTTGGGTTTTCTGCAAGGACGGCTCCGCTTAGCTTTCGCTAAGCAGAGATGGCGTGGGCCATAAGCAATCGTCGTGCAACGGTTTGCTTATACGCTTGTTTTTCCACGAAGTCTAGCTGGTTCGCTAAGGCACGCTTTGCCCGGTAGTGCGCCTCCTCGAGCTCGAGGTAGTGAATGCCTAGCTTCTGCGCCTGCCACTGCGGGCGGAGATACGCGCGGAAGGTGAGGATCTTGATCACGCGCGCCTGCCGCGGGGCGATGATGGCGAGGTAGGTATAAGCGCGGTTTACCAGCACCGCATCGGGCACGTCGATCGCAGCCGGCGCCGGCGGTTCGGGATACCAATGCTGCGGCGACGCGTAGCGCCCTTCGATGCTGAAAACGTGGCCCCGGTAGAGGCCGCGGGTTGACGCCCATCTGCGCCAGTTCTCGAAGCGGAGGAGGAATTGCTCGGTCATAGCTCAAGTTCCCATCGAATCTTGATTCCGGGCGCAACCGGCGGCGCTCTGTTGCGTCCGCGACCAGACGACCTAACGCCCCAATTTGAATCAGTGACTTTCTTAGTGCTCACCCAACCCGCCGCGCGGTAAATTGTTCCTACGTGAACGTCTGTATCGTGATACGAAATCAGGCGTTGAATTTGCGGAAACTTCGCTTTGATGAGACGCACCATAATCGCCATGACGCGCGATGCTGTGTTTTTCGGCGCATCTGGCGCGATTGCGTAGCGGCGAAGTTCCAGCCATTCCTCACCGCTAGTGGAAATCCTGTTCCCGGCGACAGGGCTGCTCCAGATAGCAGAAGCGTAGAAAAGTCCCGCGTGCTCAGCACCATAGCAGACGGAGAATCGGTTGCGGTCAATGTTGCCGCGGATGACGTTCGGAAGCCGCGAGTGCCAAGCCGCGTTCAACTGAATAGCGCGCGTCACGTGTATCTCTCCAACATGCAACTGGAGCGGCGAGGTCGGAATCGAACCGCCTCCCTCCGTTTGGAACAACGGATGCACTACCCTTATGCTATCGCCGCGTTGATTCATAAGTTCTCGGTCACGCTTTCAACATTTCCCGCTTTGCTTGCAGCACGTCGTCAACTGTGCGCACGGTGCGCGCTTTCAATCCGGCTTGTCGTAGCCGGCATTGCGTGTCGGTGAGCTTGCCGGTTTCCGTTTTCACTTCCCATAGCTCGGTCACTTTTCCGAACTGCACGATCAGGTCTCCGAGTTCGTTCGTGTAGAACACCTTGAGGCCGATCTTGCGGGCGGCTGCGACGAGGGCGGGCTCGTTGGCGTCCCGCCTCGCCGCGTACCGTCTCAATGCCCGAGTTCCTCGAACAGTAGCGTCAGTTGCTCCGTCTGCATTTCCTTTTTCTGTAGCGTGTCGTTGCAGACCGCGGTGATGTAGGTCGCCAGCACGGACGGATTGATCCCGGCTTTCAACGCGACGAGCTTCACGAGATTCCCGAAGTCCTCGGCGACTTCGATCTTCGCGTTGCACTTCGCTTCGAGTTCGGGGATTGCTGAGCGAATCTCCGAGAGTTTGATGCCCTGCGAGAGTTCGGATAGTTGCGATACTTTCAGGTCAGGCGTTGCCATGGTTTTCTCCTTGCGGTGAAATGAATTTACGTTCGTGCCCTACCCTCAGCCTCTGCTGACGCAACACGAAGCAAGAATATTGAATTTTTTTCTCCTGCCTTCCGCTTGACGCCAACGGCTGCGGCCCTGGATTCGAGGGTTTTGACGTTCGCCTCTTTTTCAAACGGGGGGGGGCTCTCGGAGTCCGCTGTCGGTGAGTTATCCACAGGCGCACCAACGACAACGTCAACGACAACGTCAACGACCCCGTACAACGTACAACGTACAACGTCTAGGTACACAGGTGCTTTCAGTTGTTTACACTTGTTATTTGGGAGGGGATATTTAGACGCCGACCTGACCTGCCATTGGGTATCCAGCATCTTCAGATAAGGCTTACCATCTATCTGATAAACAATGAGTAACCGTGCATTGATGCAGGCCGTTAACCATTGCAAACAGTTGTCCTCTGTAACCGTATCGGTGCGAAGCGGGTACAAACTGGCACGAAGAATGCTTAATCTGGCGTCAAAAAGGCCGTGATCGTCCACTTTTGACATCAAACGGCGATAGAAAACCTCCTCCTTGGAGCTGAGACCGTTGACCCGGTCGCTGCTCAAAATACCCTCGCGGAGAATGCGGCTAGGCACGCCGCGCCCCTGTTTTCCGCTGCACCCGCCGGGCGGGAATTTCTGAAATCCGCACGCCATCATCGCCGCGACTGCCGGCAATCCGCCCCGCCTCGCTCGCGTAAGTAACCCGCGCTTGCGGGAAGATCTTGCGCAGCTCATCGACGAAGGAGCCGATAATGGGCATCGCCTCCCGATTCCTGGCGGCTTTGGCGGCGCGGGCCTGCGCGATTTCGAGAGCGTTCATACCCTCGCCTCGCCCTTGCGTTCCGCCGGCGTCCCGTCCGCGTTGAGTCCCGCCAGCACGAGCGCGCGGGCTTTCTGCTCCGGCGTGCGCTGGTCGTGCAGCGCTTTCAATTTCCGCCAAAGCCGGGAGGCGGCCGGATCATCGCGTTTCACCGCGGCGAGAAAGTTGATCCATGCCGCAGAGATTGCGGCCTCGAGCGCGGCGTCGCTCAACGGATGGCCTCGTAAATCGTTGACCCCGCGCCTCGCCTGCCCTGGCGCGTCTTGCCGAACTCGCGCACGCGATTCTGCGAGCGCAGGTTGCACAGCGTGGCGGCGACCGTTTTGTGCTTCTCGTGAACGGACATGGCGACATCGGCGGCGGTCGCCGGGCCGTTGCGCGTGAGGTTGCGCAGAACGCGGTCGGTGAGGGTCATGCGAGCACCATGCCTAGTTGCTCCGTGCGCTTCTTTTGCAGCGTTTCATAGTCGCGGTTTAACTCGCAGCCGATCCACTGACGCCCAAGTGCTTGCGCGACTTCGCCGGTCGTGCCGCTGCCGAAGAAAGGATCAAGCACGGTGTCACCGGGCCGGCTGCCAGCCAAGATGCACGGCTCGATCAGGTCGGGCGGAAACACTGCGAAATGGTCTATACTGTCTTCGTATGCACAAGTGCAAACATTGCGGTTCCGACTTTGTTCCGCGCGATCAGACACGCGCGCACCAGCTCCGTAATCCAGCGCAGTACTGTTCTCGGGAGTGTGGTCGTCATTGGCGTTTGAACCATGTGACCGTTCATTGCCGTCGGTGCGGGGTGGCGATTCAACGTCGGGTTTCACATGCTGCGAAGTCGAAGGAACGCGGGCCGTTTTGTGGCTTCCGCTGTTATGGAGAATGGCAGTCTCAGAATATGCGCGGGCCGGCGAATCCGAATTTTTTAGAAAAGAGTCCTCGCCGTGGAGCGGGTCAGTGGGAACGCGCTCGTCTTGCGGCCAAAGCTCGGGATGGTCATCGTTGCGTGGATTGTGGGCAGACTGAGAAGCGACTCGTTGTGCATCACTTACAGCCTTGGACGCCAGATAGCCTGACACCGCATGAATTGGACAATCTGGTGACACTATGCGATCGCTGCCACCGGAAGCGCCACGCAATAATCGAGAGCTGAATGGCTTGGTCGTAACGGTCCATACGCTGCGCTTGTTGCGGGTGGTGATTTCGCCGGACAGGATGCCGTCAACGATTCGGGCTTTCGTGGCGCTCGCGTCCTGTGCGCCGCCAGCGGCATAATCCTTCGTTGATTGTCCGTCGTAAGGTTTTGTGTAACCTCGCGTGTGCTTCATTTCGCCGGTTTTGCCTTTGTCGAACGAGGATCCGTTCCACGATTCGCGGGATACGGCCTTCATGTTCCCGTTTGTTTTACCCGGCACTCTGTCGCTTCCCACCTGATTTTCAAGGTTCGGCTGCGTCAGGCGCTCGACGGACGCATACGCCAGCGGCTCCGCAATCGCCGCGGCGTCGTAGTAATACCGCGCCGACTTCGCCAGCAGGAACAGGTATTCGTGGCTCTTGGTGCAGCGATCAGTGACCGACTCCGGCATCGGGTTCGGCTTCGCCCAAATGATGTCCTGACGGAGATACCAGCCATCGGCTTGTAGCGCGAAGGCAACGCGCCACGGGATGCCCACGAGGTCTTTGGTCTTGATCGTGGCGTGGCGCTGATTCGGTGCGGCGTCTAGCGATCCCACGTTAGTTTGTTGCTTGCAATTCTCGGCACCACCACCACGGCCGCCTCCCATATAACTGTCTCCGAGATTCAGGAACAAAACCCCGTCGTCGGCCAGCAAGTCGCGCGCCAGAGAAAAAACTTCGACCATGTTGGCGACGTATTCCTCTGGCGTGGCCTCGAGGCCGAGCTGGGAGTCGATGCGCCGAGCGCCGCAGACAGCGCAGACAGCGCGATACTGCGCCTTGTTCGGCTGTGTCTTGCCAGTAGAGAATCCATCGGCGTCCACCGAAAGGGAAAGCGTAGATTTAGCCGTGCCAACGAGCGGCGGCATGAAGTGATCGCACGTAGGATCGCCACCTTCCCACGTCGCCGTGCCATAGTCGCGCAAGCCCCAATACGGCGGGCTCGTACACGCCATTTGCACGCGGACGCCATCGGCCATCATCTGCCGCATCCCCTCTCGGCAGTCACCAAACCAGCAACGGTTAACCCAAGTTGACACGGGCTGACATCCTGCGTTTGTTGGACTTTAGGGACCGAAGCTCGATGAACATCTGATCCATTTGGGAGACTGCGGAAAGCGGCATCGCCGTGAATCGCGCGGCACCGACGTGCTTTCTGTTTGGGCTGTTTGCGCTCCTGGTCGCCTCGATTGCGAGCACCAGTTCCGCTTGCCGGCGCTTGAGGATTAGGTGCGGGAGCGCCCGGTTTAACAACGCCACGGTTTTACCTTTTGGAACTTCCGCCCGCCACCGAGGAGAACGGTTCGGACTCGTGGCTGGATAACACCGCACCCGGAGCCCGAGCCACAGGGATATTGTTTGCAGCGGTTCGGCGGTTGCGAACACGAACGACAGGCGCAGTTTGTAGCAATGCGTCGTGCCGTTCGGCTGAATCTGTTTCTGGCATTCAAGGCTGCCCTCGCCGTCTATGAGTCCGGCAAGGTAAGCCACTTGCGCGTCTGTCAGGCGCATAGTGTCGCGGCAGTCGCCGAAGTGGCAGGCGTTCATGCTGCACGCCACACGCGACAGCCGGAGCGTTGATCCGGCCCAATCGTGACAAGCCCGCGCTCGGTCATTTCCTTGCCGCGCCTGCTCACTTGCACATTATCGAGTCGCGTCACGGCGGCGATCTCGTGCGCAGTCATCGGCCCATGCGTTCGCAGCGCCTCCGCAATCAGCGCGATATGCCGCGCGCGGAATGAGCCGGTCGCTTCGGCGGCGGCGCGGGAAGTTTCAGGATCGCGTTTCCGGGCGAGTCGGGCCGCGTCGAAATCAATCGACAGTTGATTCACGACCGCAGCCAGCTCATAACCAGTCCGCCGACTATCGCGCCGACGATCAAACTCGCGCACACCGCGTTCGCCAGAATGAGCATCGAGCGCCGCCGCCACACGTCGCGGTGACGGGACAGGATTTCGGCGAGGGAGTCGTCGGGGAGGACGGTCATTTGCGCTTCCCGTTGCCGCTGTATGCCGCCGCAAGTTGTCGGGCTCGCTCTGCGGACACTCCAAGAAGCTGCCCGATATTAGCCCAGGTTTCCCCGGCGTCGCGTAGTGCGGCAGCGCGCTTCCTGCGGGGCTCTGCGGCCTCTTTTTGGCGCCTGTTGAATTCAACGGATTTATCGTCCATGTGGGCTTTATACCTACCCTAGAATATATTTACAAGGGGGGGTTGATTTCCCGGATTGGTTGGCGCAATATCTGCCCATGCGACGCAAACGGCTTACAGATAACAGGGTGTCTGGCTTTGCGCATTCAAAATTTCAGCGGCTGATCGCATCAGTCGAGCGTATTCCGTTTTCAGGGTGCTGGATTTGGACGGGCGCGATTGCCGAGCACGGCTACGGGCGATATGGGAAGGGCGACAAATATGCTCACCGGCTATCATACGAGTTTTTCGTTGGCCCGGTGCCGCCAGAATTGTTCGTGTGTCATCGGTGCGACATTCCGTGCTGCGTGAATCCGAGTCATCTGTTCTTGGGAACCATTCAAGACAACACGGCGGACATGTATGCGAAGGGCCGAGACAGGCACCCCCGTGGCGAACGGCACTCGAATGCAAAACTCACGACGGAGCAGGTCATTGCCATCCGCGCGGAGTATCGTGCGTGGGATCGGTCTGCCAGCACTACGGCATTGGGTTTGAAGTATGGAGTAGACAGGAAAAGCATTCACGCAATTATTCAGAGGAAAAAATGGGCACACATCTGAATCCGCCGCCGTTGAAACGCTGCATCTGTGGAAGTTGGTATTGTGGAATTTCGTGCCGCTTCGCCAACACGGAACCCGCGCCCGACTACCGAGTTTCAGACTACGCGAATTATCACATCAAGCACGATCAGGAGCAGCGCCACATCGGCCGGCCAGAAGACGACTTCGATGCGTTCGGGCAGCCGTTGAAGGCGGGAACGTGACTCCGCTCACCAAGCGCGTGAAGCGCCGCACGATAGCGCCGCACCGCGGCCGCCGGATCGTCGTGTCCATGCTGCCCGGCGATGTTCTGTCATTCCGCGAGGAACGCACGCGCAGGGAATACGTGCTGTCCATCGCCGGCGCATATACCTACGCCGTCATGCTGGAAGTCGAACGCCGCAAGCGTGATAAAGCGGCGAAACGAAAGGGCGCACGATGAAACCCACATGGGGATACCAGGGCGGCGAGCTGAATCCGAACCATTACTCGTTCCCGCGCGTCTCGAATTTCCGCAATCCCGGATGGATCGTCCCGCCGCCCGAGCGCGCGGACAAGTGGGTATTCGTTCTCGCGTTGGTCGCGCTGCTCGCGCTGGTGGTGCTGTGAGCCGCGCCGCGCCCTACCTGATGTTCGTCCTCGCGCTCGCGCTGCTGCTATTCCAGGCGCATCGGAATGCGCAGGAAATCGAGCAACTAAAGGATCGCCGCGCCGTCGAATTCGCCGCCGCGGTGGCCGAGGGAGTCGCGCGCACGCTTCGCCCGGCGCCGCCGGTATGCGTCCAGTATCGCGTCCACATGGAGCCGTGGACGATAACGCATTGCATGAATCCGAAGATAAGGATGTGACATGACAACAGACGAAGCGAAGCGGCGCGTCGAGGAAATACGAGCCATAAGAGGCGACGATGAATCTGCGCACGCCGCCGAGGATCAACTGTATAGGGACATCTTGAAGGCGATTGCCGAAGGGAAGGCCGAGAACCCGGCGGCGCTATGCGCTGAGGGATTGCGGACACGCCGCATAAGGTTCTGTCGGTGGT